CCCTGCGAGTCACAGAGATGCGGAACTACTCCGCATTGAGCATCGCAGAAAACACCTACCTGGCCGCCGAGTTCGTCGTCCAGGTCTACGCATAAGGGAGAATCATCGTGGCAAAGTATGTTGTCACCGACCCGGTAGTCGTGTTCGCCGGGTCAACTGTCACCACGTCAACAGCCGCGGTGACCATCAACCTCGAAGCTGATGACGTCGAGACCACCGCGTTCGGCGCCACCGGCGGCTACCGCACCCGAATCGGCGGCCTGAAGCAGGGCACAGTCGATTTCGAGTTTCATCAGGACTTCGCCTCAGGTGCGATTGACTCGCTGTTCTCCACGAACTTCGGTGGAACCGCAGCAGTCAAGGTGCGCCCCGCAGGCACCGCGCTGTCCTCTACGTCGCCTGAGTTCCAGTTCGACGTGCTCGTCACCCAGTGGAATCCAATTCAGTCCAGTGTCGGCGACCTCGCCACCATGTCGGTGACGTTCCCCATCACTGGTGCAGTAACTCGCGCCACCGCCTAGCCTGAAAGGGGCTCCTGCGATGCTCACCCCAATTACCTTCCAGGTGACCGACGAGGATGGGAGCCGGGACGTAGTGGTCTCGGCTCCCGACTTCGTCGCATACGAAGCCAAGTTCAACCAGCCAGTCATCAAAGCCATGTCAGATCTGTCCATCACCGCGTACCTGTTCCTCATTTGGAACGCGATGCACCGGCAAAAACTCACCGACCTCGGCTTCGATGATTGGCTGGCGAAGGCACCCACATTCGACCGGGGAGAGGCCGAGGACCCGGCCCCTTTGGACCGAAAGCAGCGACCTGGCACATCGCAGCTCTCGCTGTCGAGCTCGGAATAGCCCCCAGTGTCCTGCTGCAGGAATCCCCACGCATGTTGATGACGATGGTGCGATACATGAAGCACCGCGAGGACATGCGCATTAAAGCCGAAGCCGAAGCGGCCAGAAAGCATCGAAGGCGGTGACATGCGAATAACAGCCACAGCACAAGGCGTCGATCTTGTCATCAGAGAGCTGAATGCCTTCAACCGCGACGCGCTCAAGATCCTGTATAAGGAAGTCGGCGCCGCTATCAAGATCATGCGTGCCACAGCACAGTCAAAGGCACCGCAGCAGGTGCTGCGCGGCACGCGCCGCGACGCAGCTGGGCCAGACTCAGGTGCCCGACCAGCCTCTGGCTGGGGCAAGTGGATCGAAGCCAAAAGCGGTCGCGACCTGTCCTGGGATGCCGGCAAAGTGCGGTCTGGGATGCGGCAACGTGTCAGCACAAAGAAGAACAGCCGCGGCCTCATGGAGGTGCGCGGGATCATTGAGAACAAAACGCCGCAGGGCGCAATTTTCTCATTAGCCGGTAGCCGCAACCCAAATAACAGCAGCTTCACTAAGGGCATCATTGCTCGCTATGGGCATGGCGATGGCATTTACCCACGCATGATGACCCCAGCCTGGCGGCAGCACATCGACCAGGTGCGAGTCGATGTCCAGCAGGCAATCGAAAAGGCCGCTGCAGGAGTGGGTCGATAATGGCACGCGGCGCCATCAACATCAGCGTCACTGGCGACTACAACGACCGCGACATAAACCGCGCCATTCGCGACCTGAATCGGCTGAAAACCGAAAGCGCCGCAGCGACCCCTGCCATGGCAAGTCTCGGCAAAGGGTTTGCTGCAGCTGGCGCCGCCCTCGCTGGCATGGTCGGCCTTCAGCAGGTCACCCAATTCCTTAAGGAATCAGCTCAGGCCGCCATCGAGGACGAGAAGTCGATGCGGTCACTCGCGCAAGCGATGACTAATGTCGGGCTTGCAGGGCAGCTGCCAGAAATAGAAACCGGCATTGAGCGCCTCAGTCGCATGTTCGGCATCGCCGATGACCAGCTGCGCCCAGCGTTTCAGCAACTGGCCCTGGTCACCGAAGATGTAACGCAAAGCCAAAATCTTCTGGCCTTGGCCATGGATATCTCTGCCGGCACAGGCAGAGATTTAGAAAGCGTCACCATGGCGCTAGCCAAAGCTGCAGGCGGCCAAACCACCGCACTCGGTCGTCTTGGAGTTGGGCTTGACTCCGCCCTGCTGAAGTCCAAGGACATGGACGCCATTACTGCGGAACTAGCGCGAAAGTTTGGCGGGCAAGCAGCAGCCGCGGCCGACACGTATGGCGGCAAAATGGCGCGGCTCAGTGTCGCTGTCGATGAAGCGAAGGAAGCAATCGGCTTAGGACTGCTAGACGCATTAGATCGAATGTCAGAGTCCATGGGCGGAACCGATGGGGCAATAGCTTTCATTGACGAGCTCGGAATAAAGCTAGGCAATGCCGCGCGTGGCTTCGGTATCGCTGGTGAGAAGGTCATTAATTTCCGCAACGATATCTTCGGGTCACTTCCATTCCTGAACAGGTTTAAGCTGACCCTGGTCGACACATTACTACTCGGCGTAAATCCTCTAATAGTTTTGCTGAGCAAACTTGGGGATGAGAGCGACGACTTAGGCACAGAGATGCAAGGCGCGGTGCCAGGAGTGACCGGACTTGGTGGGGCACTTGGCATTCTTGACATCAAAGCCCGCAGTGCATCAGAGGCTTTCGCCATCCTGTATGGCAATGTGAACAAGTTCGCTAAAGCAGGCGTCGACTCTGGGTTGGCGCGTGCTGACCGAGCCGAGCGACTAGCTGCAGGTTTGGCTATTGACGTCGACGATGTTGTTACGAGCAATATGCGCTCAGGTGGCAGCAAAGCAGCCGAAACAATCAGCAAGCACATGCAGCAGGCACTTGCGCAGGCAAATCTGATTCTGCAAAACGCTGGCGCGACCCCAATGATGCAAAGCTTCAATGTCGCGCAAGCCATCTTCGGCAACGTCGCTGAGCAATTTGGGCCAGCTCAGGATGCTGTCCGAGGTCTATTCGATCAAGCGTTCTCAGTGCTTGGCGAGAAGATTGAGGCAGCCAGGCAGATCGGTCAGCAGGTCGCCGATGGGCTGACCGGGCAGCTGTCTTTGGCGACAGCGCTGGAGAAAGCCAAAGAAACCGGGCAGTCAATAGTCGAGGCATTCATCGACCAGGGCGCCAAGGTGAAAGCTTTCGCCACGAACCTGCAAAGGCTCATGAGCGCTGGTCTATCGAAGCAAGCATTCGACGAGATCGTCAATTTGGGTTATCAGCGTGGCGCCGATGTCGCCGACGCCCTGCTCACCGGCAACGTGCAAGAAAACGTGCGCCGCGCTAACGAGGTCTACACCTCGGTGAACAGCATCGCTGTGCAGACCGGCAACCAGGCAGCTGCCGCATTCGGCCAGGTCGGCATCCAAATGGCGATAGACATGATGCAGGCGCTTATCGACGCGCTCACCGGCAAGAAGGGCAAGGCGTACCGCACCCTGCAGGACGCTATGACCGCCCTCGCTGCGTCGCTGTACCGCAAAACGTACATCGACGTCGAGACTCGCCATATCAGCGCCGGTGGTGACGGCTTCTCTGTCGGCGACCTCAGCATCGCCAACCCAGCGACCGCGGCTGCTCTGGGTTTGAGCCCAGCCGCGTTTGAGGCAGCGCAAGCCAGCGCCCTCGCGGGTACCGGTGGATTCCGGCCCGACATCCCCGAAGAGGGCCGCAGATTCGTGCTGCCACGCGCAGCTGGTGGACCAGTGCAAGCCGGGCGGCCATTCCTTATCGGTGAACTCGGCCCAGAGCTGTTCATCCCAGGCCAATCGGGCACCATCGTCCCGAACCATGCCCTCGGCGGCGGCGCGACCTACAACATCACTGTGCAGGCCGGTGTCGGCGATCCACGCGAGATTGGCCGCCAGGTCGTGGAGGCGATCAAGAGCTTTGAGCGGGCCTCGGGCCCGGTGTTCGTCAATGCCTAACCCGAAGGTTGAGATCGCGTTCGACCTGTCAGCGAATGGGCTGGGTGATTTCTTCACCCTCGACGACACCACCAAGGGTCTCCTCGATGGCACAGCGTTCAAGCTGGCCGGGGACATCTTGCAGGACGTCACCAGCTACACAAGGGCCATTACGATTCGCCGGGGACGTTCCCGACAGTTGGACCGCTTCACCGCTGGCGCCGCCACCATCACGCTCGACAATCGGGCACGCACCTTCGACCCGCTCGCTGGCACCGCACTCACCCCTTACGCGGGGCAGATCGTGCCGCGCAAAGAGGTCGCAGTTTCGGTGTCCGGTGTGCCGATTTTTACCGGCCAGGTCGAGGACTGGGACCTGAACTATTCGCTGTCTGGTGATTCGGTCGCCGAAGCGGTGTGCGCCGATGGTTTCGCGCTCATCGCCCAAGACACCCTGGCGGGCTCGGCGACCACATCACAGCTCACCGGTGCCCGCATCGGGTCAGTGCTGACCGCGCTCGGCTGGCCCATCGGCAAGCGAGCCATCGGCACTGGGGAAGCCACCCTCATCGCTGACACCATCGCAGCCGAAACGAATGGGCTGCAGTACCTGCAGAAGGTCGAAGCATCCGAGCCGGGCGCGTTCTTCGTGAACCGCGCCGGGTCCATGACATTCCGGGACCGGCAAGACACCCAGGTATTCGGCGGCGTCACATTCGCCGACGATGGCAGCGGCATCCCATATCAGGGCATCGAAGTCCTCTATGGCACCGAAGAGCTCTACACCGCGACAGTGGTCACACGAAACAATGGCACCGCCGCAGTCGGCACCGCCACCGCATCAAACGCCACCGCCCAGGCCGCGTATGGCATCACGACCCTCAACGTTGACACCCTGCTATCAAGCGACGCGCAAGCCGAGGACCTCGCCGACTACCTGCTCGGCAAATACCAGGCCCCTACCTACCGGGTCGACGCCCTCGACGTCATCCTCGAAGGCATCACCGCCAGCCAAGCCGGACAAGTCCTCGCCCTGGACCTCGCCGACGTCGTCAAAGTGACATTCACCCCCAACAGCATCGGCGACCCCATCGAGCAATACGCGCTCGTCGATGGCATCGAACACAACATCACCCCAAACGCTCACCAAATCCGGCTCACCCTGTCGGCGACCGAGGTGGGCTTCGTCCTGGACTCCGAACAGTTCGGCGTCCTGGATTCCAACATTCTCGGATTCTGAAAGGAACCACATGGCTGGGCTGGGATACAAGGACTTCACCGCGGGGGCTGTCCTCACCGCCGCGCAGGTCGATGGATACCTGATGGAACAAGCGGTCATGAACTTCGCGGGTACCGCAGCGCGTGGCTCAGCCCTGTCGAGCGTGCAAGCGGCCGGAATGATGGCACACGTTGGCGGCGGCACTGTCACTGTTTACGATGGCAGCGCATGGCAGCAGGTCTACCCAAATACGCCAGGGCTGGTGTATGTCGCTGGCACCGCGTTTTCCGCTGTTTCTTCTGTGAGTGTAAATAACTGTTTCAGTGCAACGTATGAAAATTATGTTTACATCGGCCATGTTGCATGTACCACACAGGCGCAGGTAGGACTGCGGTTGAGGGTTTCTGGCACCGACAACAGCACTGCGGGAAATTACCTGTGGGGCGGTGCTTATACGCGTTGGGTGACATCTGCAACAGTTGCTGGCGAACACTCATCTACTACAGCAACATCTTTTCCATTGACTGATGCAGATGGAAACTTCTCATTCTTTGAGGGAAAGTTATTCAGTCCATTCGCTAGTCGTCTGACCGGCTTCAACAATGTGCAAGCCTATAACCAGGGTGGTTCGCTAAACGATGGATATTGGGAAGCGTTTGCCGGGTCCATGACAGTGACAACTTCCTATACAGGTTTCACGATATTCCCGGCTTCAGGAAACATCAGCGGATCAATTTCCATCTACGGACTGAGGAACTCATAATGGCTGACGTAATCGAAATCTGGGCCGATACTCAAGAGTCAGTCATTCGCCCGATGACTGCCGAGGAACTAGCGCAACGCGAGAAGGACGAGGCCGAAGCAGAGGCCGCAGCGCAAGCCGCCGCCCAACAAGCTGCGCAAACCGCTGCAGTGACGCAGCTAGCTATCGCGCACGCCAAGAGCCTCGGATTCACCGACGAAATGATCGCGGTGATGTACCCGAACCTGGCGCCATGACACTGGAAACCGCCGCCGCACTCGTCGCTATCGCCACCGCGATCCTCGGCGGGCTGCTCTGGCTGATCCGCGCCCAGGTCGCCATGCTGCGCGAGTTCAAGCCGAATGGTGGCGCGTCGGCTCGCGACCAGTGGAATCGCACCGAGGCCGATGTTCGGGAGATTCGTCGCAGGCTCGACGACCACATCGACAACCACCACCGACCCTGAAACACCCCCTGTTGGCCCCGCTTCGGCGGGGCTTTCTTCGTTAGGAGTACACATGAGCGAATGGTTGAGGCAAGGCTGGGCGTGGCTGAAGCATTGGCTCGCCACTAGCCCGATCGCTTCTATGGTGAAAATCGCTGTCGGCGCTGCCCTGGGTGCGTTCGTCGACGAGCTCGCGAATCAGGGCGTGGGACCTATCTGGGTCGCTGTCGGCGCCGCCCTGGTGCCGGTCGCGATTAACTGGCTGAACCCCGACGACACAAGGTATGGCCGCAATGGTCGCCCCACCTCCTAAGTCGATAAATGGCTGGCCGGTGCTGCCACCAGGTGACCGCAGACTGGCCACCGGCACTGTGCCAGGTACGAAGATCCGGCTCACACTGCGCCGCGAGGTGCTGCCCTTCTTCCTCGCGTTAGCCGCCGACTACAACGAAACGATTGAGCCGCTGTCGCTGGGCAAGAATGATGATGGCGGGTACTGCTACCGGCAAAGCCGCGTCAACCCGAACTGGTCGAACCATGCACCGGGCACCGCGATCGCCCTGACCTGGTCGGG